CGTATCACGGTCCTTGGAGTTCAGTCTCTCACTCACATTGGTAATGGGAATTCCAGCGGCGCCTTCGGTGAGGCCACCGCGATTGAATCCTGCAGGCGCAAACCATACGGCAGTTGATTTTGCTTCGGAGGAAGCCAGCACACCTAACATAGCGACAGTAGGCGGAATCCACAATAGGGCGCCTGTGTCGTCACGGGTTTGGACCCATGGATAGAACGTAGCCCCGTAACTAGAGTCAAGGCGCCTATCCTTCAACGCGTTCGCAGCCGAGGTGGGTGTAGTCCCTATCCGAGTGGCCTTGTTGGCATAATAGCGCTCTGCTGGGGGGATATATACACTTGCCAAATCAATTAGGGCTAGTGCATCGGCGCGGTTCTCACACACTCGTACCATGTGAGTGGTAAGAGAGTCCAATGTCAGCCCGGGCGCAGTTAAGAGATTCATATTGATGAAATCTGGATCGGCCACCGAATCAAGAGCCCTGCGATATGTGTGATAAGCATAACTATTGTCTTCTGTGGATGAAGCATCCATTCCTTGATTATACATGGGATCGGGCTTCGTAATATCGAACCCATCAGATCCTCCCCAGAAGGGGGCCGTAAACTGGTTGTAGTTGGCGTTCAATAAGTCCGTATATGAGGCGCTAGTTACCAGACCAGAGGTGTCTGATTGTCGGGCGCCGGATACCCACTGGTAGCGCCCATCCGACCCTGAGATAATATCATCCATCGAGAACACGTATGCATAATCTACGCCGGTCGCATCTTGTGGGTTTATAACCGGATCATTGGCCAAGTTCGCATACAGGAGCATTTGTGGATCGCCTAAGCCGATTCCCGCTGATGTGCTACCGGTTTCTCGGGTGCTGGTCATCCCAAAATAAGCGTCTGTAGGGTTGGTTAGTTTACCGTTGGTGGCATATGTTCTCAACCTAACTTGAGGGAAGCTCAGCGCAAGATCTAAGGTTACCCCTGTGCCGGTGACAAATGCGCTTCCGGAGAAGCCGGTGCCAGCGCCCGCGCCGTGGTAAGATGCATATGAGCCTCCGCCGCCTTGAGTGCGGCGAGCATATATAAAGCGACCAGCGAGGGGGTGCGTAGCTGAAGGACCAATCGCTGACTGAATATCAAAAGCACTGGCTCCGGCTGTTGCATCTACACTAAGGTGCTCTACGTTCGTAAACTTGGGAGGACCAAAGTAACCAAACGGCAGTAGAGCCGCATCCGTAGCCCCAGCTTCGACGTCGGAATTAGTCTCCACTCGAACCATCTTGGACCGATTGGGGTATTCGCCATATGTCTTGAGTCTCTTTTGGTTATTATCCCACTCAGTATACTGATCACCAATTCGTCTGGTAATAAAGTTGGGTGACGTAGGATCGAGGTTTAAATTATCAAATCTTTCCAATACCACAACATTGTTGTCTGTATCGAGAAGACTTCGAATGAGGAGCGAAAACGTCCCATACTCATTAGTAGTAGTGTTGGGCTGGCGCAGTCGCGAGATTGAAACTTTACAATTCTTGTGTAGCCACTCTCCATATCCACGTCCAACGAGACGGAATAACTTTTGCATATTTTGCGGATAGAAATTGGCCGGGGGCCCCCGATCTTGGCCGATGAACCAGCCGGCAATAGCGTCTCTTGATGGTTGTGTGGACATGTTAGCGGGGCCCTGATCAGCCGTGCCGCTAGCGGCGATAGGATAAACAATGCCTACCAAATTAGTCTTTGTAGCTAGCCCTTCATCACGAAGATCCTGTTCGAATGACTCTCCGAGCCAGTAATCCTTTTCTACACTAGAGGGGTAGAATGTCTGAGAGGCTTTAAGTTGTGGGTTGGTATTTAGCTTCTTCCGAACAAAGTTGCTAGAAGCGTCATCAAAGTTAATGGAGGCGTTTGTAGTTGCGTTGCTTGTGACAATTTTCACATGGAAGAGGCCGTTCGAGTCCGCATTAATAACGGTTCCGATAGATGCCGTTGTCGCATATCTGTCCCAATGGGGTATGTCGGGGACACCCGCGCCCGCATCGCCGGCGGTACCGGAAGTCGCAACACCGCCGTAAATTGAGCCCGAAAGGAGGGGAACACCATTTTGCGTATAAATAATTGCGCCAAGAGAGGCGGTGGCGGACTGAGCCGCGGAGGATCCAGATTCAAACACCCAGAGCCCGTATGCGCCGCCGGCGTTAGAAACACCTACACCGCTAGGATCGTTATCAGTTTGCCAGCCGGCTGCAGCGGTTCCACCAGCAGCGCTGCCTGCGATGGTTTGTTCGCCAAGCAGTCGAATATAGGTGAGAGGGGCCACATTTGCATTAAGAAATGCCTTGGCCGCATACGTACCGTACATTGGAGATTGGCGGTTGCCGTCGCGCGAAACATCTCCGCTACCTGCGCCGGGTACCGTCTCGCCGAAGACCTCGACAAATTCCGAATAGGATTTTACCTGTGTTGGCCTCATCCCGGGCCCACGACTAGCGCGCCCCACGACGACGGGGCCTGTGGCGATGGCGCTCTCGGGAATTGTACTATTGTCTATTTCATTAATAAAAATGCCGGGAGAGACAAACTTAAATCTTTTAACTGACATGTTTCATGTTTTCCTTATTATTAATCCTCAAAAGATGCCCCAGTGCTAGTAATCACAAAGTCAATTGCAATATATTCAATCGCGCGCGCGGGCTTGACCATGATCTTCGCATACATAATGTTCTGATCAATTAAGTCTGGTGTTGTGGTACTTTCGTCCAATATTAACTTGTAATCTACAATACCATAATTCGTTAAAGTATTTTGCAGAAGAGGCTCCACAAGTGCCTTGAATCTGGACCATGTGTTCGGTACATTTTGTTCAAACAACACCTTGGTGGAGAGAATTGAAATATTCTTCTTGAGATAGATTACTAGTCTTCTTACGTTAATTCTATCGAGAGCCGAACGGCGTTCTTGAAGCGTCTTTTGGCCAAACACCACGATTCCCGCAGTCGGGAATGAAGGAATTGGATTAATGCGACCGTCATACAACGTGTCTCGATCTTCGGAATTAAGTTTTTCGCTTACATTGGAAATGGGAATTCCTGCAGCGCCGGCTGTTAGAGTACCCCTGTTGTATCCAGCTGGAGCAAACCAAACAGCAGTGGACTTCGCTTCGGAAGAACCTAAGACGCCGAGAGCAGCTACCGTGGGAGGTATCCAAACAAGGGCTTGTGTAGTCTCATCTGTCGTTTGTATCCATGGGTAATAGGCGGCGCCGTAACTCGAATCTATTCTTCTATCTTTTAGTGCATTCACTGCCTGCACAGGGGTGGTGGCGCGGCGGGAAGCTTTACTCGCATAGTAATATTCATGGCTAGGAATGTACACATTTGCCAAATCAATTAGAGCTAACGCGTCTGCACGCTCTTCGCATGTGCGAATAGCATGAGTTGTAAGAGTGTCTAAGGTAAGGCCTGGGACCGTAAGGACGTTCATATCAATGAAATCCGGATCGGCTATTGTGTCTATTGCTCGACGATAAGTGTGATACACATAACTGTTATCTTCGGTCGAGGAGTCGCTCATTGCATTGTTATACATTGGATCGGGCTTTGTAATGTCGAAACCGTCGGCGCCACCCCAGAAAGGAGCCGTAAATCGGTTATAATCCGAATTCAACACGTTTGTATAGGATGAGTTTCCAAAGGCGTTGCCTGCAAGTCGGGATCCGGATTTCCAGAAAAATCCGCCGCTCGAACCAGATACTACATCATCCAAAGAGAAGACGTAAGAATATCCTTCAACGCCGGCCGGCTTGTTTATAACGGGATCTGCGGTAAAATCTCCATACAAAAGATTGGAGGGATCTGACAAGCCTATACCGGCAGAGGTACTTCCTGTTGCCCTTGTTGACGCAAATCCAAAATAAGCATCTGTGGGGTCAGTGAGTTGTCCAGCGGAAGCTGACACTCTTAACCGAGTGTGGGGGAAACTAAGGGCAACATCAGCATTAACAAAAGAACCTGTCAAGAGTGGTGTTGCGGTATAGCTCGGAGTAGAGGTAAGATAGGCTAGTGCTGCTCCGCCTCCCTTTTGAATCTGATCGATCCACACATAGCGTCCATCCATCCCGGTGGTGGAGAGGAAGTTATGACTACCATCGAGGTTGAGCCCTGTTACTGTTTCAAACTTGGGAGGACCAAAGTAGCCGAATGGAATTAGGGACGAGTCAGACGCGCCGGCTTCTACGTCCGCATTCATCTCCACGCGCATGTATGAAGAATTACTGGCATATTCGCCGTATGTCTTGAGTCTTTTTTGAGCCTCATCCCACTCAACATATTGATCACCAATTCGGCGAGCGATAAAGTTGGGAGAAGCGGGGTTAAGATTCAAGTTATCGAAGCGCTCTAATACTACTACGTTACTATCGGTATCTCTAATGTCTCGTAATACGACTGAAAAAGAACCATAAGCGCTAACGGTCGTATTAGATTGCCTCACTCTTTCAATCGAAACTTTACAACTCTTATGGAGCCATTCCCCTTGGCCGCGGCCATGGAGGCGGAAAAGCTTCTGCATGTTTTGAGGATAATAGTCTGACGCGGGGCCCGTATCTTGGGCGATAAACCATCCTGCAATGGCGTCTCTTGATGCTTGGCCCCGCATGTTGTGGGGGCCCGTGGTGGGAGTCGATCCGCTAATCGCGATAGGATAAATGACACCTACTAATGTGCCGGCGTCTATGAGCCCATCATCGCGTAAGCTTTGTTCATAAGATTCTCCTAACCAATAGTCTTTTTCAACTGTGGTAGAATAAAAAGAACCCGATGCGGCTAATTGCGGATTGGTGCTTAATTGCTTTCGAATAAAATTATCGGAGCCATCGTCAAAGTTGATAGATGCATCCGTGGTTCCTTTGCTCGTGGACACATACATGTGAAAAACGCCGTTCGAATCACTTTCAATAAGCGCGCCCAAAGAGGAAGTGGTCGTAAATCGATTCGTTACTGGTGTTGCGCCATCGATATCTGTGTACATGCCGCCATAAAGAGTGCCGCTGAGCGCCACATATCCATTCTGAGCATAAACAATTGCCCCAAGGGAGGCGGTCGTTGATCTGTAGGGTATTGCGCCGGCGCTTGTGCCTGAGAGGAATACCCACATGCCGTAGGCACCTCCGGCCGCGGTTGTTCCCTTCGCGGGATCAAGATCGGTGGACCATCCTGCGGCTCCTGCTGGATTCGTTGTAGCAGCTGCTTTTCCGTAGACCGTTTGTTCACCTAAAAGGCGCACATAGGTAAGTGGGGCCACATTTGCGTTAAGGAATGCCTTAGCTGCATAGGTGCCATACATTGGAGATTGATAGTTTCCGTCACGATAAATATCGCCGCCGCCGTTCCCAGGAACTGTGTCACCAAACATTTGGACAAATTTAGAGTAAGAGTCCACCTTTACCGGGCGCATTCCAGGGCCGCGACGAGCGCGACCAATAACAACAGGGCCGATAGCGGCTGCTGCAGCGGGAATGGTACTGTTGTCTATTTCGTTGATGAAAACACCGGGCGAGACAAACTTAAATCTTTTTACCGACATATATTAAGTTCCTTACTTGTATTAAAAGATGTGATGCAAACTGCCACGTAATCACTTGTAAATAGTGTTGGTAACCTCAAAAGTCCGGAAGCAAAATACATTTTCTCGTTTTAGATCAGGAACTAATCCATGAAAAAGTCGGGGTTCCCAGGAACTACGCCCTGTTCTCGGGGGAAAGTAACTTCGACCGTGTTTTCTTGGACTCTTACGATAGGCCGATCATCATTACCTCCTTCTCCTATCAAATGACCTAAAACTTTGATATTAATCTCCGTTTGAAACATTCTTATTTCCTCTTCCAAATTAGCAACATTGTTATTCTGCGTGAAGTCGGGCTGGATAAACGCTTCATATAAGTGGCCGCTTCTTCTAAGAATAAATGAGTTTATCTGTCCGGTGCGACAAACAAAGGGCGTCATTAACTCATTCATGTGCAGTTGATATTCAGTTTGGATAATGATCTTGTAGTCTATGTTTATATAAATCGGGATAGGGATAGAAAGGCTTTTGATGACAACTTTCTTGTTAACGCGCGGATAATATTTTTGATATTCTCCATCGGCTTCGCTTGGGTCTGATGGAAGCATTCTCATTGATTTGGCAACCGCAAAGTTTCTAGTCTTATCTTGTACTATTTTGCGGGCGATGATTATCCGACCGGTGAGACCATTTTGGCTAGTGGAGTATACTTGCGCCTGATATGCTCCCTTTCTTTCGGGGTCTTTGGTTATGGTGGAGCGTTCGATGCTGATTAACGGCAGCTTAAGGGCTCCGGCATCATCTCGCAACGCTTTGTTGTTTTTTACTTGATATGCCCGTTCGGGGGTTTGCCACAAAATCGGGGTTTTGGTAAAACCTTCGTTAGTGAGGGTTCCCAAATTTAAATCGTTATTTATGAATTCCGTTAAAGAACGATCAATGTTTTCTAGAGTGGAGGCTAGCATTCCTACCTCTTGAAGAGTATAAGAGCCTGTTCCCGGTAAATCCGGCATCATTGCAAAATCAAAATTATCAACTGGCATCGAATATCCCCTTTCTCGCTCTTCTGCAACGCGCAGAAATTTCAAATTCGTGGCCGGCTTGACCAAAAAGGAGTCGCTGCTCCACTAATTTAACTATTTCAAAATAATAATCGTTGTACAAGACAAAATCCCCTTCTCGTATATAGAGATCCTGATCATCTTCGAGTCTTCTCCTGTGGAAAAAGACATTGATCTCCCAGCTTTTGTCAATTCCCGCATTTTCAAGATAACTCGTTGAGAACTCTGTATATTCAACCAAGGCGTATACGCGAACAGGTGGCAAAAATGTCTTT